GATGTTGAATTAGAAACAGATCAGCCTTCATCAGAAGAAGAAGCTTTTGGTGAGCAAGTTGATGCTGTAAATGAATTCTATAAAAACATCGCCGAGGATCTTGATGACAGAGCCTTGGGTCGTTTATCGTCTACCCTAATTTCTGACTACAAAAAAGATAAAGTCTCAAGAGCAGATTGGGAAAAGACATACCGTGATGGTTTAGAACTTCTCGGTTTCAAATACACAGACATGACAAGACCATTTCAAGGTGCAAGTGGTGTCACGCATCCATTATTATCTGAATCAGTAACACAGTTTCAAGCACAAGCTTATAAAGAATTATTACCAAGTGACGGCCCTGTAAGAACTCAAGTCGTAGGTGCAAGAAATGAACAAACCGAAGCACAAGCAGATCGTGTACAAAATTTCATGAACTACATGCTCATGGAAAAAATGGAAGAATACACACCTGACTTTGATCAATTATTATTTTATTTGCCACTCGCAGGGTCAGCATTTAAGAAAGTTTATTATGACGAACACCTTGAAAGAGCTGTTTCTAAATTTGTACCTGCTGAAGATTTAGTGGTTCCTTATTATGCAACAGATTTATCTGATTGTGAAAGAATTACACACATTGTGAAGATGAGTGAAAACGATATTTTAATAAAACAAAAAGCTGGCATTTTCAGAGATGTTGAAATCATGCCAAAGCAACCTGAGCAAAATCAAATTCAAGATAAGTTAAATGAACTTGAAGGAATAAAAAAAACAGGGGATGCAGAATTACAATACAACGTACTTGAAATGCACGTTGATTTAAATTTAGAAGAATTTGAAATGGAAAACCCTGAGAAAAATGTAAAAGTTCCTTACATTGTAACCATTGATGAAGGTTCAGGAGAAATTTTATCCATCTATAGAAATTTTGAACCCGAAGATGAAAAGTTCAAACGAAAAGAATACTTTGTCCACTTTAAATTTTTGCCAGGCCTAGGTTTCTACGGCTTCGGTTTAATACATATGATCGGTGGACTAAGTCGATCTGCAACTGCTGCCTTGAGACAACTTCTTGACGCTGGTACTTTAGCTAATTTACCCGCAGGATTTAAGTCAAGAGGCATCAGGATCAGAGATGACGATCAACCATTTCAACCTGGAGAGTTCAGAGACGTGGATGCACCAGGTGGTGACATCAAAAATCAGTTTCAAATACTTCCATTTAAGGAACCAAGTGGAACTTTATTCCAACTTTTAGGTTTTGTTGTACAAGCAGGACAAAGATTTGCTGCAATTGCAGACATGCAGGTAGGTGAAGGTAACCAACAAGCTGCGGTTGGGACTACAATAGCTCTCTTGGAGCGTGGTTCTAGGGTCATGAGTGCGATTCACAAGCGTTGTTATTACGCAATGAAACAAGAATTTAGATTACTTGCAGGTATTTTTAAAGATTATTTACCACCAGAGTACCCATACGCAGTTTATAACGCAGATCGTACGATTAAACTTGCAGATTTCGATGATAGAGTTGATGTCATCCCAGTTGCAGACCCAAATATCATGTCGATGGCACAAAGAGTAACATTAGCAAACGAAAATTTAAAAATTGCGATGTCAAATCCTCAAATGCACAACCTTAGAGAAGCTTACAAGCGTGTGTATGAAGCATTAGGCACAAAACAAATCGATACATTACTTAAACCAGAGATAATCCCTCAACCAACGGATCCAGCACTTGAAAATGCAGGTGCATTACGTATGGAAATTCCTAAAGCTTTCCCAGACCAGGATCACGAAGCACATATCACGGCCCACGGTGCTTTCATTCGTTCAAGAATGGTACAAATGAACCCGATGGTCTATGCATTATTACAATCGCACATCTCAGAACATATTGCATATCAAGCAAATGGTGAAATAGGTGCATTAGTAGCAGAAGATCCAAATATGCAGGCAATGAAATTACAAGACCCACAAGGATTTCAAGTACAATTCAATTCCATGGTAGCCAAGAGGGTTGCGGAACTAACAAATATCTTGGTACAATCTGAAGGAGGCTCTCAAGATCCACTGGTTGCTTTGAAACAAAGAGAACTAGATTTAAGAGCAATGGATATTCAAAGACGAGCACAAGAAAATGCGCTTGATCTTGAAAGAAAAGAATTTGAGTTTGATGAGAAGTTGGATTTTGAAAAAATGAAACTGGAGCAACAACAAGAACAATCTGATGATCGTCTTGATGTTGCGAAAGATAAAATAAACGTGGCAAGGGAGAAAATGAATGTTACAAAAAATTAAAAACAAAGTGTGTGAATTAGTGTGTAAATTGTTTGGAATTATTCCATGCATGTGTGACCATGAATGTAAATGTAAAAAGGAGAAAAAATAATGCCACTTACAAAACTTGAAAAAGCTGCACGTGATGAAATAGAAAAAAATAGAGAAAAAGAAGCTGTAAAATCAAGACTAAAAAGAAAAATGCAAATAGGTCCTAAAGACCCTGAACCAGAATTTTTAAATGTTAAAAAAGGTGGAAAAATTAAAAAAGCAAAATCAGGAAAATATTTCGACATGCTAGGTGTAAAACCAACAGTCAATAAAAAAACAATGGAACCAAAACCTATAGATACACAAGTTGGTAAAAGTAAAAAAAGAATGATGAACAAAGCTGGTAGAGCAACACTTGGATTAAAAGGTGGTGGAGCAGCTATCAGGGGCACAAACTTTAAAGGAGTATTTTAATGTCAGGAAAGAAAAAAGGAGCTCCACCAAAAAAGGGGCCAAACTCTCAAGGAATAGATGCACCTGTAAAAACTATTTTAGAACCAGAAACACTAGAGATGATTGATTCGTTTCAAAATGACAGAACGATTGGTTTACCAGAAGAAGCATATGAGCAAGAAGATCAAACGATTAGAGATGTGCCTGGTAAAGTAAAAGGTGGAATGTCATCATGTCCGAATAGACCAGATGGAATACGTGGACAAGGAGCTGCAATTAAAGGCTCTAAATTTGTAGGAGTAAAATAGTGCCAAACAGAATGACACAACTTATGCAACTTCTCGAAGAAGCCAGAGACAAAGGGGACACAGATAAAATTAGAGAAATAGAATCTGAAATGTTCCTTATGAAAAAAGATAAAAAAAATGATGGCGGTGAAGTTGTTGTAGAAAAAGGATTTTCATATTTACAAGACCTACTCTAATGTACGACACATTATCCGAAAAAGAGCGTACAATTTTTCTATCAGGTGTATTTGATGGCGAAGGTAGTTTTGGTTCTTGGTCAAATGGACGTGATCGAGGACGTTCAATTTATGTAAAAGTAGAAACAACTGATCAAGACATGGTGCAAAGATTTGCCGATCATTTTGGCGGAAATGTCGTATTTTCTAAAGCTAGAAAAGAAAATTGGAAACCTACTTACACATGGAGATTACGAGGAGAAGCGGCTTTAGCTGTTCTTAAAGGTATGATACCATATTGCTGTAAGAGAAGGAGAGAAAAATTTTATGGCTTGGTTAAACCTACTGGGTATGGCTGTGAAGACGGGAGCTCACATCTACAAAAACAGACAAGAATCAAAGAGGTTAATGAGTGATGCGCAAAGGCTACACGCAGAAAAAATGGCAAAAGGGGAAATCGAGTACCAGACGCTTGTTAAATCTGATCAGCAAAATTCTTGGAAAGATGAATTTGTCTTACTGTTGGTTTCCGCGCCCGTAATTTTACTTATTTGGTCGGTCTTCTCAGACGATCCTGATATTAGAACAAAGATTGATCTTTTCTTTGAATACTTTAGCAACATGCCTATGTGGTTCCAAATTTTATTTATCTCAGTCGTTGGTGCAATTTACGGTATCAAAGGCTCCGAAATCATGCGTAAGAAGTAGTTGCAAATCATCTGAATAACGATATACCTTTTTTATGATTCAAGGAGATTCAACTGAATACGATTTACTTGCAAAGTGGGCAAAAGAATCTAAACATCGAAATTTAAGTTGTGAGATTGGTGTAAGAGAAGGATTGGGTTCTAAAATAATTTTAGATAACCTGAAACCAAAAGAACATATTGGAATTGATCCATATGGTAACTTAGAATACCAACATTACGATGACACAGGTGCATATACCTGTGATTACACAAATGAAATGAAAGCACAACTTCTGGTTGATATGAAAGATTACACAAATTTTAATTTATTTCACATGACTGATGTAGATTTTATGAATCGATATTGGGATATTGCACCATTTGATTTTGTGCATTTTGATGGGCCACACATGACAAAAGACGTGCTTAGAGAAGCCATTTGGTTTGCGGATAGAGCAAGACAAGGTTCTAGGTTCGTGTTTGATGATTACCCAAAATATAACATGGCAAGAATAGCCGATGTCCTTGGTCATTGGAACTTTAGAGAAGTAGAGAAAGGTCAAAACAAAATTTGTTATGAGCAACTTTGATTTAGACACGCTTCAAGCGTTCAGAAAATATATTCATAAGCAGATCGAACTAACCAAAGAAGATATAGTGTACGGTGTAGACAGCACAGAAAAGTTGCAGTATGCTAGAGGAAGGCTCAGCGCACTTGAGACGCTGCTACAGGATCTAAAAGACCTGCAGAACAAGGAAAATATGTTCGATGACAATAATAACACCTGATAGCACAATTATTGGTGCTAAAAAAACAAACTCTAACAAAGCTCCAGAGTCTAAAGAAGAGCAAATTCCTACAGACCCAGAAGGTATAAAACAATATCTTGAACTGATACCAAAACCAGTTGGTTACAGACTTTTAGTTCGTCCTTATTCAGGGCCAAAAAAAACTAAAGGTGGTATTTTGATGACAGAGACAACTCAAGAAACAATTCAAATGACTACTGTGGTAGGTTTAATTGTTGCAATGGGTGATCTTTGTTACAAAGACAAAGATAAGTTTCCTACAGGGCCTTGGTGTAAGAATGGTGATTTTGTAATCTATGGAAGATACGCAGGATCAAGATTCAAAACGAAATATGGTGAACACCGTATTTTAAATGATGATGAAATCATCGCAAAAATAAATAAACCAGAAGACATTCTGCAACTATACTAGGAGGTATTGAAAAATGTCGATAGAAGAAGTGCAAGTAAGCAAACAACCTGAAGTTGAACTTGATCTTGATGATGTAAAAGAAGAAAAAGTTGAACTTCAAGAAACACAAGAAGAAACTAAGAAGGAACAAGCTCCATCATTAAATGTTGGTGAAGTAGATCTTGGTTATACTTCGCATGATAAAAATGAAGAAAAACCTGAAATAGAAGAAAAGCAAGAAGTTCAGGAAACAGTTACAACTGAAGCAAAAACTGATGAAAAGCCTAGTGACGATTTAGGTAAAATGTCAGAATCAATTCAAAAAAGAATTGATAAATTAACGAGAAGATACAGAGAAGCTGAAAGAAGAGAAAAAGCAGCTCTTGATTATGCAAAATCTTTGCAAAAGAAGTTTTCTGGTTACGACAAGAAATCAGATACTGCTGAAGAAAATTATCTTAAAGAGTATGAAGCAAGAGTAGATGCTCAAAGAGAACAAGTTAAAAATAATTTGAAAGTTGCAATTGATAGTGGTGACAGTGATGCCATTATGAAAGCAAATGACGAATTAACAAGACTATCAGTGGAAAAAGAAAAAGCTAGACTTCAAAATGAAGCAAGGGAGACTAGAAAAAAAGAAGCTGAGGAAAATGCACAGACACAACAACCTGAGCAAATTCCAGGTCTTGAACAACCAGAACTTCAGAAACCTGAGCCGTCTGATAAGGCAAAAGCTTGGGCTTCTAAAAATACTTGGTTTGGTAATGACAAAGTCATGACTAACGCCGCTTTTACAATCCATG